CTTTATTCGTAGTAATCAGCAGTCATCTGTTCTATATCCATTGCAATAAACTGCATTGTGTTCTCTGTAATCATGTCTTCTATAGACATCGTTTGTCCTTCTGATACTACATACACATCATAGATAGTCATCTTAGAAGATTGACCTGATTCATTCATAAATGAAATTGTAATATCGAAAGGTGGTATTTCGTCTGTTTTCATGTTTCTAACTTGGTCACGCATCTCTACATCGGCAGTAGAATAAGCCACTTTAAGAGATGAAGACATTGCAGTTAATACATGTCTATCAAACACTGTAAATATTAATGAGCCAGCTACGGTACGAGCACCTCTTACAATCCCTTTTGGATTAGGTCTGCCTAGAACATACACGGGCGTAGTTGGACGGTATGTACTATAAGAAATCGTTTGTATCTCGCCTAACACAATTGGCTTTCCTCCACGTAGAGTAAAGGTAGCAACAATGTCAGCGCCAGAAAATGAAGTATAAGTATTTTTAAAAATAGAATTACCAGCTTTTTTTGCCATATTAATAACCTCCTATTAAAAAAGAAGAGTGTTTCCACTCCTCTCGGTTTTTATCTTATTGCTCCCAGTTATCTTGCTGAGTCATTTCTTCAAGGTTACGAGCGATGAACGTACAAGCTTTTTCAGTTGTAATGTCATCAATACTCATACCCATACCTTCGTTCAGAATCTCAACTCCGTAGATAGTCATTTTTGCTGCTTGACCATATTCGTTCAAGAAGTTAATAGTGATATCGAATGGAGGAATCTCATCTGAATAGACAGGCTTACGTTTGTTTTTCCAAGCGTTTTGTGGATTTTGTGCATCTACACCGTTCGCCATTTCGTGGATTGGTTTAACATCTCCATCAGCTAAGACAGTAGTGTTTAAACCGTGTGCATGTACTACTGGTTTTTGTTTAAGTGAATGTAGAGAATCTCTATCAAACACAGTGAATACTAAACTACCAGCGATTCCACGTTTACCACGAGAGAAGCTTTTAGGGTTAGGGTCACCCATAACGTAAATCGGAGCTTTTTCACGAGTAACAGAATAAGTGATGGCTTGTAGTTCACCTACAACCGTACCGCCAAATGTAGCGATGATATCTGACCCAGAAAAAGATGTAAATGTTTTATTATAACGAGATACAGTTGACATTGAGGAACCTCCTTGGTTTTGTTATAAAAAGATAGGAAAGCCCAGTAATCTGGGCTAACTTATTAAACTGTTAAAAGAGTTGGTGGACGAAGATTAACGTCTACAGAGATACGACGAAGTTCGAACATCGGTACGATGCTTAAAGCAACTCTTGCAGAGTCAAGTGTTGCAGACGATGCAGAAATACTGAACTGATAATCTTGTAAAGCGCCTGCTTCTAACATTCCTTTAAGAGCTCCGTTGATAGCAGCTTTCAAAGCATTGTATTGAGGCATTTCATTTGGTTCACCAATGAATGGTTCACATGCCTCACGAACTACGTCGATAGCAGTTTGTGTGATACGTAAAGTTGAAATCTGAGCGTAGTTAGACGGCACTGAAGCCATACCAACTCGTAAGTTAGGAGCAGTAGTTTTACCTTCTACAACAACTAGGTTTCCGCCTTTAAGGTTGAATGTTACATATTTCTTACCATTCAAAACATTAAGTTGACGAATAGAGTAGTTGTACTTAACAGCTTTAACGCCTTTAAGTGGTTTGTTTGTTGGTGCAGATTCAGGACGAAGCGTAGAAACTAACGCTGAGTAATGAGTTGCTCCATTTGTCCAGTAAGTGCTGTTTGTAACAGGAAGTTGGATTGCAACTTCTTGAGCAACAACAGATACATACTTAGAGTATTCGTTGTTCTTAGCAACCAATGAATCAACATATGCTTTAATTCCGCGCATACTAACGTCAGTTGGAGGAGTAACACCGATGAAAGCAAGTGTAGAAGTGTTGTTCAGAGTTTGCTCTTCAGCATACTGACCTAACATTTTACCGAAGCTTCCTTTTACTACTTGTCCTAAGCTGTGAGTTGTCCAGATAGCTGCTTTTCCAATAGCTGCTGTTAATGAAAGTGGTGCTAATGCAGTACCAACTTTAACAGTGAACTTATCTTGAGCTAAAAGAGCAATACGTCCAGATTCATCAAGAACTGCTTTGATTGTTGTTTCAGTGATTTTAGCAAGTTGAATGTTTAATTCAGCAAGAAGGTCTTCACTAGTTAAAGTGACACCATTGTAAGCACCAGCTTTAATTACAACAATCTTATCTGCTTCCACTGAACCTTCTTTTTGGATAGTGATAGTGAATGTATCATTTGTTCCAAGTGTGATAGTAGCATTTCCTAGAGCCCCACCTGTAGAAACATAAGAGTACAAGCTCATACCCGGAGTTCCTTCATAAGCGCCTTCAAAAACAGTTCCTACATAATCAGAAGCTACGATACCTGATACTTCAGCGTCAGAATAAACGCCTTTAACAACAACGTGGTCTACTGCAAAATCAGCAAGAACATCAAACAAAAGCGATTGTAAGCTTAAGAATTTATCCTTTGCTGTTTCACCTTTCAATGCAGAAAGGTAAGTTCTGCGGTTACCACCATCTTGAGCTGCTTTCCATTCTGCTGCGATTGTGTTGACCTTTCCATTTACATAGAAGTCACCAAAACCGTTTTCTACTAAATCAGTAGAAGAGCGAACCAATTTAGGCTCATCTGGAGCATCTGCTACTAGTGATGGAGCAATGATTAGGATGCTTTCAGTGGTTTTATCTTCAGGGAGAACTAATCCTCCGTCTTGCAGTGTGATATCAACACCCGGCAAATATTCGTTAGCCATTGCGCGTTTCCTCCTTTATGGATTATATGGTTAAGCACTTTCCGTGCGAACACCTATTGTGATTCGTCCAGCTTTAACTGGTTGTTTTTTGCCGTATCTATAATACGGAAAACGTCTGACGGTACTTCTGTTAGTTCTTCAAACTGGATTTGATAGATTAATTTTCGACAAACAGCAATGTCTCTGAATCTACCGTTCTCAGGCTGGTCATTCATCATTAAGAAATGAATATTACGAAGACCTTGGCTTTTAAAATAGCCGCCATAGATTGTCATGAAATCTCTAAATTTCTTTGCAAGAGCTTCTGTCTTAATATTTGATTCTTCCCATATCTCAAACACAACTTCTGCATCCATAACTTGTCCGTAGATTGTTACAGCTTGTGCTTCTGTTCCATTTGCATCTGGTCGGTAATCAATAAAACGTTGTCTAGCTTTTATCTCTCTTGCACTTTTACCTACTTGACCCGGGCGTAAAAACTTTAAAAGATAAGTAATTACAGGAAAGTCTACTTGTTCTGATTCGGTTCCTGATGGCGCATCTGCTGTAAATACACCCCATTCATCGCCCCAAGCCGCGTATAACAATCTCTTCATCAATGTAGTAAATCCGTCGTAGTCTAGATTGCCTTCAGCTTGTTGCCTTAACTCCATGCAATCACCGTCTTTCTAATAGGGTCATATGAAGCTGATGTTCGAATTGCTTCTACTTCTCCATAAATAACGAAAGTTAATTGCAGCTTCACCTCATTTACTTTAGTTGGGCTGACGCTAATCAAATATTCGATATGTTTAAAAATATCTAAGCGATTCAATTCTTCTATGTTTGCACTAAGAAGTTGCTCCATGGCATTCAACTGTAACGTGTTAGCTGGTTCTCCTATAAAGTTATCAAGAGACCCTATGATGTAGTTTGCATAGTGTCTAGACGCTCTGCTGAAGTGCGGTTTAGACATTATAAGTTCTTGATTAGCAATAAATGCTAACGACTTATATGCCACAAAACCTCTTCGAATAGAAGGTACGATACATATATAACCACTTGCCGCCAAACTTGCAATATGTTCTTTACGTAAAGTAGAAAATAATGTATCAATATCTGTGATTTCTTTATTTGTAGCAGACAAATACACCGGAAGAAGGTATCTCATCACTGCAAATTTAGTTGCCAGAGGTATTTTACTTCCTTCGTCATTTCCTTCTTCAACACCTACTACAACTTCTGTATTTAAGTAATACGATTGTATATTTGTAGATGCGCCTTTATTGATTAAGTCTTGAACCATAGGAAGGTAAGGATAATCTTCAGACTCTTCTTCTGCAAAATACATAGAACCTAATACACAGCTACAAAAAGAATCTTGGTCAGATGACTTAGATTCACAGAATTTGCCCATGACTTCAGCAATTAACCTACTGTTTTCAATCGGTATATCTGGAACTATTACAGTATCTATATTAAAAGGTGTTAATTCTCCTCCGTGAGAGTAAGAATAGTTACCTTCTAAACTAGTTTCTTCATCTAATAAAGAAGCCCTAATTAAGTTAACTTGTTTTTGAATTGTTTCTTGTGAATCAGTGCCATCTAAACTAGCTATAATATCAGCACCGTCATCACCTAGTTTCAACCAGATGTCAAAGGGGTTAACAGTTACTACAGAACTACATAGAATATCATCGTCATAAGAAACCATAGTAATTTCTCCGTTGCCGTAATAAGCATCAAAGTTAATTGCGTCTTTCATTTTTCCTATGGTTGGATAATCTGAAAACAAATAATAACGTTGAGCGCCTAGCATCCCAGTTACTTTAATATGAGTGGAGTAAACAGATACACGTATTTGATTACATTCATCGGTAGCTTCTACCGAAATGAATTTACCTATATCCCTACCAGATGAAAGCTCAAGTACATTAGATGAATGAGAACCATTTACACGAAGCATAAGGGGAGAAACCCCTTTGCTCTTTGCAATGATATAAGACTCAGCCATAGGGCACTTGCCTAATACATCATAGGGATTAACACCGTCTCTAATCATAAATGGTCTATCTACAGGCCCATTTAAAGCAAATCCAACGATAACAAAGTAGTTATCCCCTTGTTCAACTGAGGATGGCAACTGAATATGTTTTTGTGTGTACATGTTACACATCCTCCATCGTTAGTTCATAATTAACAATTCCATTTACCTGTACAATTCGAATGGCACGAATATTCTTTTGAACCGGAGTATCTTTGCAAGCAACACTTACATAAACAATCTCTCCCTTTTCGAGGCGAAGAGTGTCATCTATATGGCCAACTGCATTAATATCTCCACCGTTATAGACAGGTTTTCCAGCAGGAGTCCAATCAACATCAACAATTAAATCCTTTGTGGATATATTTACGTTGTGTTGAAAAAAGTAAGTACGATTTGCTACAGCAATCTGTCCAAATCCACTATTAGATGTAAGCCTGCCTACTGTATCAGAAGTTGTTAGGTCTTGTGTTCTAGCCATATGCTTTTCTACGATAGGATTCCAACCTAGCCCAAAGCATCTTGGGCATGTTCGGTCTGCTTCCTGCGTTTTTTCACTCCAACAAGAGCATCGAAGTTTCTTATCCTGTCTAACAATCAAAACAGGTCGCCCGTATTTTTCTAGAATCTTAGCAAATTCATTACGAAGGTTCATTTTCCATCACCTCTATGAATCAAAATTCGTTTTTAAATCTGTACGTGTGAAGAACTCAGGGTAGGCTGCGCCTCGTTCACCCTTAACTGCTCCACCCGGTTTTGCATATCCACGATTACGATGACCATGAACCATGTCTAACCAAGGTTTAATGTCTAACTTAAACTTAGAAAGAGCTTTTACTGCATTTGAACCATTAGACTCTTTAGCTACGTGTAGAACACCTAGTGTAATGTCCTCTTTACTTGAACCACCTGAGCTAGTTACTGTATTTAACAACACATCATAAGCCGTTTGTAGATTCACGTATTGATGAATATAATAAGGTGCATTACCATTTTGATATTCTGATAGTTCAAATGAAGCTGTATTAGACGCAGTATCGTATGCGAACTGTGTATTTACATTCATAGAATCGTATATAAATGAATCAGATACATATTCACCAAAGCTACCTAATGACTCTTTGATTGTTTGAATATCTCCATATAGACGAGTCCAAGGAGTACGGAAAGCGTGAGTGCTTCTTATCCCTAAGATATCGCTATTCTGTCCTTTGATATCCTTACTGATTACCAACGTATATTCTTTCTCCAATGGAAGTGGTTCTGTTGCTACCCATTGTAGTAATTCATTTGCTGTATCAGCCATCTCTACAACGGACACAGTGCCCGCTATAGCCTTGCTAGGAGAGTACTTAGTTAATACATCCACCATTGATAAGTGTTCCTTATATGGCGCCTGTACTACATACATAGCATCGACTGGAAGGGTATCTAATTTATCAGAAAAGATAACAAAGATTTGATTATCTTCTATTAAAGAGCCTTGAGTTGGATAAACCTCAACAATCTCAATTTGCTCTGTAGTAGGAGCAGTAGGTTCTGTCCCACCACTAGGCGGAGCAACAACAACTGTGTCTTCTAAGTACACTTGTGAAACTGTCCAGTCTCCTGTAGAGGATGCAGTAACAGCTCGAACCATAACGTAGTAATTACGTTTCAATTCAAAGTCATAAGGAATAGCTAAGCTTGTTTCGGCAGTAGACTGCTCACTCTGTAAATCAATAGAATAAGCATCTGTTAAAGGCCATATTGCAGGGTTCGCGGGGTCATTACTTGCAGATACCCGAACATTGTAAATAATTGACTGACCTTCAGTAAACACTGTAGGAATATCCCATTTTGCTGAAATCCTAGAGCCAGACTGGGTTAGTGCAAGATTACGGGGCTGTGAAACAGACTTGGTTAAAACTGTATTGAACTCATACGTGCGTGTAGTGGTATAATCACCAGTAACACTCTTAATCCCTGCGGTTCCACCTATAAGCTCTACTTGATACTGAACATTTCCTTCTAAGAAAGCGACAGGCTTTACAAAAAGTTGGTAAGTCTCACGATTATAAGTGAATGTAAAAGGAATACTTTCTCCGTTTACCTTACGCAACTTAATATTTGTTTCTGTTAGCGTACTGATATCCATATGCTTAGAAAATGAAATACGAATATTTGTATTAACAGGGACTTGCTGTTCATTATTCGCTGGCATTACACCTAGCACTAAGAATGAATTTATCGGCATGTTGTGTTCCCCCTATTGATTACTCAGCATCTTCTGTTTTTTTACGACTTCTCTTAGCTGGTGCTTTCTTTGGAGCAACTACTTCTTTGTCTTCTTTAACTTCAGGAGCATCTTCTTTAGTTTCTTTAGCTTCTTTAGTTTCTTTAACGTCTTCTTTTTTAGAAGATGCAGCAGTTACTGGATACTTTTCAGATAAACGTTGTTCATCATCAATAAATGAACCAGCATCTAATTTAATTGGGCCAGTAGCATTTACTGCAAAGACTGCCGTAGCGTGTCCTTCCATATAAGCATCCTTAACATCAACAGATACATTACCTTCTTTAGTTGGTACGTGTACTTGTTTACCCGGGATTGGATACACAGGACGGTCGAAAGTGATTTCTAATTGCATTAGCTTTCCTCTTACTGATACTATTTGAGGAGCAACAACAGGTAAGTCTCTAGCTATTTTTTCAAACTGAATCGCTGTTGCAGTATCAAAAGCAACTAAATGATTTTTAGCAATAGACTCCATAATGCTTTCAAACTTCTCAACACCTGAGAAAGTAAATACTTTACCTTCATCTTTACGAGGGTCAAATACATTTCTAGTATCTTTATCTGTCCATGCTCCACCTTTATAAAATCCAGAAATCATGACTTTAATTTGTGCCATACTTAACACTTCCTTTTTTAAATTGGTATCAAAAAGAGACCCCTACAAATCCGTAGAGGCCTCTAGGTTCCTTCGATTCTATGAATCTTAGATTAGATATTGTCGTGTTTCTTAGCTTCTGCGCCAGTCATATCAGCTGGTAAAGGCATTGGCTCAAATTCACGAGTTGGAGCTGGGTAAGTTTTCTTGAATGCAATGTTTCGAGCAACTGCAATACCAAGTCCACCATTTAAAACGCCTACTCCGTAACGCTCTTTAAGTTTAAGAGTTTGAATGTCGCGAGTTGGGTCATCGAACTGCTCAGTAGAGATTTCATCCTTAACCAAGATAACACCAATGTTGTTACGGTCGATGATGTAGAAGTCAAAAGTCTTATCAACTTGATTGAACCCTACGAATGGAGAGAATACTACGTTCATTCCAAGAGCATTAGATGTACCAAAAGCACGTGGGTCAGAACCAGCAGTTCCTTGTCCGAATGCAGCTACAGAAGAACCTTCTAGCATTGCGTTTTTAGCGAATAAAGACCAGCAAAGTGGGTGCATGATAATGTCAGTTGGAGTAAATCCAGCAGCCATGATTGTTACAGCCATATCAACTAAGTCATCAGCAGCAAGTGTGCTGTTTAAGTTACCGTCAAAGCCACGACCAGATGGATGTCCATCAGTTCCAGCAGGGAATAACAATGCGTCAAATACTACGTGACCATGTTCGTTAAACTCTTTGAAACAGATTTCTTCTTTTTTCTGAGCCATTGCGCGACCAGCTGCACGTAAGTGTAAGCCAATAACGTCCCACTGAGAATCAGAAATCATTTCGTCTGTGATTTGTACTTTTAAACCGTATTTTTTAACTTTAACGTCAACAGAGCCAACGCCTTGTTTAGTAAGGTTTAAAGCTTGGTTTGGATATTCTTGTCCTTCTTGTACTTCAAACGCGCGGATAGCTCCGAAGTGAATGAATTCCATTGAACGACCTTCATTAAGTTTAACTTTTTGGAAGTATTGAGATACTAGGTTAAGAGGAGTAGCTGCCTCTGTAACTACTGTAGAGATAACTTTAGGTAATAGAATGTTAGCGTCTGCTGTAGTTAGTGCTTCCGATACCGATACGCGAGCTTCTGTTGGAGCTTTGCCGTCATAAGACATCATTTTTGTAAATTTCTCAACTAATTTTGTTGGTTCCATGTGGTAGGTGCCTCCCTGATATTCTTAAGAGTAGGGGAGAAGATTTCCCTCTCCCTCTTGGTTTTGTATATTCCGTTTTTTTTATCGTTGTAACAAGATACGTACTGCGCCTACAGAACCAGCGTAATCCCATTCAGTTGGAATTCCAGCGATTGGGTCAACAGTTAAGTTAGCTTCGATGCGAACATCTTTAAGACTCATGCCAGCTTCAAGGTATAAGATAACCATGTTGTTTGTGTAGTCAATGAAAACATCTTCAGAAAGCATAGATTTAGCAGCGTTAGCAGCATTACCATCTAAGTAAGACACTTTAACTTGGTCTTCTTTAGCAACTGTTTTATCAATTGGGTGATGAAGCTTGATGAATAAAGCAGCATTACGAGAATCAGCATCAACTACTACGTCGTTACCAGTAACCGTCATGTTTCCGTTTTCACGAACTGCTTCAACGTTACCTGTGTTAGCAACAGCAGAATAAACATCATCAATTAAGAATGAACGTTTTTCGCGAGATTTGAAGAATCCGTCAGTTAAGAATGGAATTCCTTTACCAAATCCTTTGCCCATTAACAACTCTTCAAATTCTGGTTTCCAGCCTTTGATTGTATGTGGGTATCCGTAAGGATAAGCTCCAGCATCTTTGCCATTTCCGCCCGGTGAAGGTGCGTTAGACATAGCTTTAAGAACTGCTTCTAATTCAGGGTTAGCCATTTCAGTGTAATACTGAAGGAATCCAGCTGGAGGAAGGTCACGTTCAACAGCTAATGCTTGACCGATGATTTCAAATGGAGAATCAACCGCAGTATCAAGTTTAACGAAGTTACCATCTACTCCTACTTTCACGAAGTCTCCCGGTTGGATAGAATCTTTAGCACCATAAGCAGCACCAAACTTCATTGCAGTTGCAGCAGATGAAGCGACAGCAGTGTTAGCAGCAGCATCAGCGCCACCAGTTGCTTCGAATAATGGTACTTCGATGTAGTTACGAGTAATGACCGTAGCGTCTCCGCCGTTCATTCCATCGCGACGTTTTTTATATACGTTGTGATGATTTACACCAATTGCGCGTTTAGAACCCGCTTGTGCTTCACGAATAGCTGTTACGTTACGACCAGTTTCACGGTCAAACTCAACACCTACTGCTTCAACGATTTTACCTTTTGCTAATACTACGTTTTGTTGTCCTTCTGGCCCGAACTCGTAAGTCCAAGGTGTTACTGTGTTTGTTTTAGAAACGATAAATTTCTCAGCTGGTGCAGCACCCTCTGAAATTACTAAGTTAGTGTGTGTTTTACCGCCGAAAGTGTACTCACTCGTTACGTTAGGAAATAAACCTGCCATTCCTTATTCCTCCTTTAATGTATGCGGACTTTTATAGTCCTTGTAAAAGTTTCTTAAGTACGTCCTCTGAAGTCATTTCAACTTTAGATTCTGTAACTGTTGTAAGAACTTGTGTAGCTGGATGTTCAACTGTTGCTACTGTGCGTGTCGTAACTGGAGTTACAACCGATTCATTAGCTAAGTCAGAGATACTATCTGTGATAGATTCGATAGAGCGTGATTTAAATTTAGCAAGAGCTTCTTCTTTGCTAGATTCTTTACCTAGTGCTAATCGTAAACCGACTACATGTTCAACCTTAGATTCGTGTACCGATGTTGCTAGTTCAGTGTTAGCTAGTACTAGTTGTTCACGAGCTTCTTTTTCTGTTGCAAGATTAGCTTCTGCTGTTTCTAATGCAGTTGTTTTTTCTGCAAGAGTTGTTTCTTTTTCTAAAACTTTAGTTTGTTCAGCTGCAACTGCTACCTCTGATTCACTTAGTTTCGTCTCTAATTCTTCTTTTTCAGTTACTAGAGTAGCTTTCTCAGCTTCTAAAGTTTCTGTAGTAGTAGTAAGAGCCGCTTTTTCAGCTACCAAAGCATCATTTGCTGCTTGAAGTGCTTCTAATTGTTTTTGGAGTTCTTCCATCTCTTTCTCGTCCCCTTCCTCTGTTTTTTGATTGGAACCGCTTTGTTCCTTCACTTTGGAAGTGACGGAAACGGACTCGCGATTTGCAGAAGCGGTTGTATGCATTGCTGCACCTATATCTACAATCATTGCATCTTGGTCTGCTGGTACATTGACCCAACTAAGTTCGTCGAACCAAAGGTTACCGCATTCCCATTGTGCCGTTACGCCATCGAAAACTTCTCCTCGATAGTGACCGCAAAATCCTTCATTGATAATGTCTGTTCCACAAATCGTACATATTGCTGAGTCAGTAGTAGCACCAATGGAAACCGTTAATAGGCGACCATCCATGATGTCCTGAATAGCTTTAGGATGCGAAATTTTTGGAACTACAATGATTCCGGGTCTTCCAGCAGTTGTGAACTCTGTGTATGAAGCCGTGTGAACACGACCCGTAACTTCGGTTTCAACATCATGATTATAGATGACAGGCTTAGGATAAGGTTTCGTCCATGAGAACGTCCCACTCTTAAGCTCTTCATGTCCTCTTAATTTGTCTGCTAGATATCGAGTGTTATTTCGTGTAGCTCCAGCATGAATTGCTTCAATACGTGGCAGCAGATACCGTATTCCACCTTCTGTGGTCATTTCCTGTAATTTCACATCTTTAGGAAGTGTGGCCTTTACAATAGATGATTCGGAAATGATGCGAGGGTCAATGTCAAGTTTATGCCATTTCATCTTTTCCCTCCTCTGGCACTGCTAAAGTTAATGAGCACGTACATCCCGGATGATGTGGTGGAATATTTTCTTTCCAATTCTCATCAAGAATTACTTCGCCTGATTTAACTTGGCATTTTACACATGCCTGTTCTGTACTGTGGATATGTACAGTTTCTTTCTTAGCGGCAATTGCTGCTAGGGCAAAACCTATGTTGTAAGAGGCATATAACATAGTTTTAGAAATCAATTTCAAACGGTATTTATTCGCGTGGAAGGAGTTCTCAATAAACGCAATTCTCTTCTCGTCAGCAACATCGTTAACTTTGTTTAAAGCCATCTCTAGCTCTTCAACAACTTTATCAATAGATTGCTTTCCTTTACGAACTGCTTCTTCTACATCCTTGCGGTGTAAAGCTAAACTTGGGATTCCCAAATCTTCTCTTCCGCTACGAAAACCTTTTAAAATCGACTGTTCTAAATACTGTTTGTTTTTATTCTCCATCAGACTGTGAATCAAATTTGTAGTAAGAGACTTAATGGTTTTAATATCTTCGCCTCGTTTAAATCTATTAACACTGTCCTCTTGAGCTTGTCCCCAGTATTCTTCTAAACTCTGTGTATATTTTTCTACTTCCAACTCAAGAGTTAAAATAACCACTTCCCGAGCGTCCGTCAACACTTTATTTGAAATTTTTTCTTCAATTGCTACACTTTCCTTCTTAGGCTTGCCCGGAGAGGTCTTTTTGCCATGTTGATTGGCTGGTTGGTCTTTATTATCCCCTCCATTGTTAGCGGCTGTAGCGGCTGTAGCTGCCATTGCGTTATCAGCTGCTTGCTGATTAAGAGCACTGGTAACCATATTGAAGTACAATCTAGATTCATCTGCTACTGGGTCTAATCCCATTGCAGTACGAAGCTCTTCATGTGTAATTGCATTTTGTGTAAACATTTGTATTACGTGATTCTCTTTTTTAATCTTTGCATCCAATTCGATTTCATGGAAAAGGAATGTTACTTCATCATCTAAATTAAGAACCGGGTCAAATCCGCCTTCAAATAACAGCTCATAAATGATACCCATTTTAACTGTCTCAGCAAAGCCGCGTTGGAAGTCTTTAACTCCATCATTTAAATCTGCTGATTGATTATCTGATGTAGATTTATTAGCTGTACCACCAACACCCATTACAGTGTCCGATACACCTAACCCTGTGAATACACGGGTACGGAAATATTGAAGATATCCGTTTGCATCAATTGCATTTCCTTCTGCTCCAATAACTTTAATGTTATGGCGCTCTGGAACAACGATTCCGCCATCCATTGGCATATCACGAATCTCTTCACGTACTTCTTCAATCTCGTCATCTGTTGCCTCATGACCCGGTGTATCTGAACCAACTTGGTACATATATAGAGGGAATAAGTTTCTATAGATTAATCGAGCTACGTTTTCTTCTATTTGACGAAGAATCTTAACGTCATCAAGTGCATTGAAAATGAATGGTACACCATATGCTCTTGAGGTAGGTTTTCTATAAGCAAAGTGAACGATGTCTTCTGGTTTGAAGACAATACCTTGTCCGCCTCCACCTACTGTTTGTTGGTAAGAAAGAATCTTACCGTTGTCATCACGGGACACCGTGACACTCGCAGGGGGTAGGATAAAGTAACCAGCAATTGGCTGTTTGCCTGTGTAACCTACAGCTTTTACGCCTGTTGCCATAGCGCCTTTCATTCTTGCTTTTACTAAGTAAGCATTTCCGTACAATACATAGTCACTTGCTAATTGTGTAAGCAATTCATCTATTGATGTGCCTGTTGATTCTGCCATCAATTTCAATCGTGTCCATACATAAGTTGTTGCATTTTCATTCTTACCTTGCAGTTCCCATTCATTCTTAAACATTAGACTTGAATACTTATCTACTGCCCTACGAATATAAGAGTCTGTGTAGTATGCTCGGCCAATTTCAGCTAAGTCCACAGGCGAATCTTCAAAGTCGCCTCCTCCTGAACCTTTAATTACTTGGCCTACTTTTTTAACTTGTACTTTCTTCGGGTCTCGTATAGGAGCTTCACTGACTTTTCCCAGATTCATTCTTGTACGTACGTACTCTAAAGGATTCATGCTGTCACCTTCTTACTTCAATAGATTATCGAGCAACCAGTAGCCGTCTCTTGCTATCTGTTTATCTCCTACCAGATTCACCTTATCAAAACGAACTTCTTGGTCTATCATGTGAATTTGATACATTTCTTGTAGATATACTTTGTAATTGTTTCTTACTAGTTCCATTCCTTCTGATACTTGATTCAAAAATGATTCAACATCATCAGAACGTGTAGGCTCAACCATATTGTTCATCATTCCGTACAAATCTAGAAAAACGTCATTACGAATACTAGTAAGATTAATTACTTCATCGTGAACACGTTTCTTTAATGCCAGCCCGCCGGTTGTTTTTAATACATCCTTTTGCTGTTTCTTATTTTCGATTTGCTTATTGATTTGCAATTTTATTGCTGCCTGCATTTGAGCACAAGCAAGTTTGTAATCTGTTTTGTTTTCATACTGCTTAGTCAAAAGCTCTCTTACTTCTTCTTCATTTACATCTGAGGCTGAAATTATTTTGCGATTAATGCGGCGTGCACATTTATAACTCATACCTGAATCAGTTTCTGCGAAAGAAACAAAATCAGATTGCTGATTAATTCTTCTAGAGAAATCATCATGCTCTCTTTTTGTAGATTGATAAGATGTCAAAGCGTCAAAGTAC